TCATTATTCTTTTCATTGTTATTACCTACTTTCTATAATCATTATATATCAGGGTCTTTTATATGTAAAATTCGACCCATAAAAAAATTAAATAGTCAACAAAATAATTTATATCGGCGGTATATTTTATTTGACATAAAAACAATATTAATATCTAATATCCTTAATCAACAATATATAGAAAAAGGAAATATATTATGAGTAAAGAAAAGAAACTAAAACAAAGTAAGAAAGAAGACAATTCAAAATTATTCGTTGAATTAAGTTTGAATAAATCTTTCTTATCAGATGTCAAAATTAAGTTAGATGACCCTAGCTTAAATGACAAAAAATATTTTACCGAACAAATCAATGACATATCAAGTAGTGTTAATGATATTGAAAAGGTAAAAAGCGGTGACAAAGTTATTACAATGGCTCAAAGATTTTCTAAAAGATTAGAAAAAATCAGAGAAGTAAACCCCGTTAATAGCTTAGACACTTTAAGAAAAGCGGGAATGAAAGAACTCAGAGCGGGTCTAATTAAAGAGAATGATAAAGGCGGAAAGCTTCAGTTTGGTAAATCATCAAAGGATAGTTGGACATCTTTATTATCCAGATTTTCTAAGATTGGAACTGTTCTTTTATATAAAAAGGATATCTTTCAAATTAAACAGAATAAAAAAGGTAAGTTACAAGTATTCACTCAAGAAAAGAATATTAACCCTACTATAACTGTTTATGTAGATGGTAAACCAGAAACCAGAGACAATAACTTTCCTGAAGCTAATGAGCTTGTGACTGTTTCAGGGGATGCAATGGAACGGATTTATCAATATGAAATAATGGGAACAAAACCCAAGAAAAAAGACGATGATAAATCAAATGGTGCAACCGCCAAAACAATAGCTGAAGACAATAACTTCGATATCTTAAATAGATTTATTAACTTAGCTATAACAAAAGACCCTCAAAAATTTGTTGAGGAATGTCTTGAAAAAGACTTCGCAAATATTGCGGGTGGTACAAAAGACCCATTGATTGAATTGTTAAAACCAAAGACTGCTAAAACTGTTTTAAATTTTATTCGTGAAATTGTAATGTATGGCAGTAAAGAGCATTCATCAATGAGTAATGAAGAGAATAAAAACAAGATTAATCAGATTATTAATTCAACAAGCGGTGTTACTTATGACACCACTAAAAAAGAATTTACTAGATTAGATTAATTTTAATTAAATAAATACTTTAAGACCCCGCTTTTTGCGGGGTTTTTTTTTGTTTAAAATTAGATAAAAATCATTAAAATAGTAGGCAATTAACAAAGGAAAAAAACAATGTTTACAATAAACTATAAATATCTATCCATAACTATTTTAAAAAATGGTATTGGGTCTTGTCTTTTTGGTATTAAGTTTTTTAAATTTAATTCTGTTAAGACTTTAAGATTGCCTAGATTTATTATTAGAAATTATAGGCGTTTTAATTTTATTATTAATTATATTAAGACTTTTTTTAAGTATTCTTTTAATACGTTTCCGATTTATGTTATGCGTACTGAATACGATTATGTTGACCATGCTTCAAATAGTTATCCGCAAAAATTTAATAATGGGTTTTCTTTTTGGTGTTACTATCATAAATCTGAATTAGTAGAATATTTTAAACCTAGGGATATTGATTGTGGTTATAATCTTTATTTAGATTTTATTAGCCGTAATGAATATCTAAATAGTAAATCATCTAGCCGTGATTATATGTTGGAAGCTTTTGAAGACGGACATCCTAGCACGATAAGACACTAATAATTATTTAATAGACCCCGCTTTATTGATTTATTGCGGGGTTTTTTTATGTTTAAAATTTATCAATAATTTAGTAAAATATTAGGCAATTAATCAAATCAGGATATACCTGATTATGCTATTTAAAAAGGATGGTACAAAATGACTATATCAAAGAAGCACTTAATTCAATTAGTTCAAATTTATAAAAAAGCCCATATGGAATATGAGTTAATTAGAACTGAATTAATTAGAAATAGATTAAATGATGATGTCTTAGACATCTTTGATGTTTTAAAGATTGAGCTTGAGGCTTTTGGAAAAAGGAACTGTAAAAACTTTAATGACTTAATCTTTAATGCTGAACTACTCAAAGCTGAAAAAGAAAACAAACAAGACCATGAGAATATAAAAGCAATAAGAAAAGAAACACAAAGAAACAGAGAGTTAAAAGATAACATCTAAAAGACCAAACGAACCACCCCCGTTATTAATTTAGCGGGGGTTTTTTTACGCCTAGATTTTACCCCCGATATTTATTCCTGAAGTGTTAACCCAAAGAGACAGCAATCCTTGAGATACCTGAAGCCCTACAGATTTGTATACTTTATGATAGTTTACTAAAATAAATCTTGCAGATAGCACCCCCACCACCACCCATGCACCCGCCACCCCACCCCATGTATATGTATATATACGCCATTCCGCTAAAATCAAGGAAAACAGTTGTCAACTGGGGGTTCTTGGTGGTATCTTGAGGGTACTCAGTTCGCCTACACTAGGAGATATTATGTACCCCGTGGGATATTACTATGAAAAGGAAAGAAAAACAATAACATTCCACTGTTAACCTCTGAAAGGAAGTAAAAGAGATTACCTATGGACCCTCCCACGGGGTACAATTACTATTATAGACATGGATATTGCATATGTCAATAAAAAAAAGGGTTGACGGATTGTAAATTCGTGCCTATAATAATATAATTATAATAAGCCTGTATTCCAATGGGCTACACTCATCTAAGATAATAACAATAATATATAAAAGAGCAATCACGGAGAGGGCTTATTCAGAAAATCATGAAAAAAAAATCAACAGTAAACAAAGCAGGAAACTATACAAAGCCTACTATGCGTAAGGCTATATTCAATCGTATCAAAGCAGGGTCAAAAGGCGGTAAGCCTGGACAGTGGAGTGCGAGAAAAGCACAGATGACTGCACTCGCCTATAAAAAGGCAGGAGGAGGATACAAATAATGGCAATACAACTAATAGCACTACCCGCTTTTCTAACTCTTGTCAGACAGGTGGGCCTAGCAGTAGCTAAAAGACAGGTAAGAAAAAAGATTACAAAAGATTTTTTAACAAAAAATGCAACTAAAATTAATAATGCACAAAAATCTTTTACAAATAAAACTAAAAATCCAAGGATTCCAACAAAAAAGACTACCACAAAGAAAACAACTACAAAAAAGACACCAGTTAAAAAGACTACACCTACAGGAACTACAAAACCTGGTACAAAAAGTAAAGTTCCAGGACTAATTATCGGTGTAGGTACACTAGGTGGTGGTGCAATGCTTATGAAAAGCGGTGGAGACAAAGGTAAAGGCGGAAGTGGTATGACTTTTAACCAAGCATTTGCTAAAGCTAGAAAAGAAAAAGGAAAATTATCAACTTTTTCTTATAAAGGTAAGATGTATAGCACTGCTACAATGGATGATGTAAAGAAAGCAGGGTTTGATAATCTAAAAGACTATTTAAACTCTAAGAAAAATAAATAGTAGTTGCCTAGAAAGCAAAAAGAGACAACTAACATTGTATTTATTCCTAAAAGAACTACCATCGGTAGGGGCAAGATAGGATTTAGTACTATGAACAAACATAAACGCAGGTCTTATAAGAAATACAGAGGACAAGGTAAGTAATGATATCTTTAATTAAGAAAATTTTAGGTATAAATAAGTTAGAATATCAAGTCAGACAGCTTCAGAGAAAAAATTACTGGAGAGAAAAGTATAATGGTAGCAAAAGTAGAAACTATTAGAAAAAAAATTAAACAAGGTAGAAAACTAGGCTTCTCTGAACGAGCAAGGGCAGTCAATAAGGGGTTGTTACCAAGTAAGGCGAAGAAGAATGTCAAAAAAGCGTGACCCTAAAGTAGGTACAGGTAAAAAACCTAAAGGTTCAGATAGGAGATTATATACAGATGAAAACCCTAAAGATACTGTCAGTATCAAATTTGCAACAGTCCAAGATGCGAAAGACACAATTAGAAAGGTTATCAATATTAATAAGCCTTATGCACGAAAGATTCAAATACTCACAGTGTTGGAGCAGAGAGCTAAAGTTGCAGGAAAATTTGAACAGGCCAGATTGGCGAAAGCGGCTAAATTAAAATTAAAGAGGATGCACGATGGCACTAGCAAAAAGTCAAAGAAGTCTTAAGTCATGGACAAAACAGAAGTGGCGAACAAAGTCTGGAAAGCCTTCTTCCAAGACGGGAGAAAGGTATCTGCCAACGAAGGCAATACAGAGTCTGTCATCTGCAGAGTATGCGGCAACGACAAAAGCAAAGCGAGAAGGAACAAAAAAGGGCAAACAGTTTGTGAAGCAACCGAAGAACATTGCAAAGAAAACAAGGAGTTATAGGAGAGTATCATGAGAAACGATAAAAAATTTAATGGAAGTATGAATAATAGAAATAATAAAACTAAAAACTTTGAACTAGGAATGATGTCTGTAAATGCAGGAAGAGATAATAAACCTGGAATAACTAAAACAGATATAATTTTAGCAGGACAAGAAAAAGCTGCAAAAAAAGGAGGCAAGGCATAATGGACTATTTAGCAAATAAGTGGACTGATATAAAAAATAAATGGAATAGCTTAAACAAAAAAGGCAAGGTTATTGTTTGTGCTATTGCAATAGGTATTGCTGTATTAGTAATACAAGGAGCATAATATGGGAATGGAAACTAAAAGAGACTATACTAAAAAAACATTTGCAACAACACCTTTAGGTAAAGTTGATGCAGATAAAAAGTATACTTATAAACACTTAACACCCAACTACGATTATAAAAAATTAGACGCAAAAATTAGAAAACTAGATACATACGACAGGTAACAATGGCTAAGTCCGATGCTGAAAAGAAAAAAGATTTTTTAAAGAAGCATGGGCTTAAAAGATTTAACAGTTGTGTCATCCGTACTGAAGGCGGTAAGAAAGGTAAAGTGGGCATACTCGTCAACGGCAAACCAAGGCTTATTCGGTTCGGTGATGCTTCTATGGGGCATAACTATAGTCCAGAAGCTAGGAAGTCATTTAAGGCTCGTCATTCTAAAAACATTGCGAAAGGTCCGACAAGTGCTGCATACTGGGCTAACAAATGTTTATGGTCAGGTAGAGGTGGTTCTAAAAAGAGTCCACCAAAAAGTCAAAAGTATGTTAAGGGTGCAAGGGCGTAATTAATTTAATTGGCATATTTAAATCACAATCTACCATCATTTAGTGCGTACATTAGAAATGAATATTTGTATGACCATGAAAAAGGTCATGGTGAATATACCTTCGCAGATATACATACAGTAAATAGTATAGAACGAAGAGCATTATTATTTGAATGTTTATTACCTAATGGGGTGAACTGGACACGAAGACCTATCCATGCATTTTGTTGGAAGAAAGATGCACCGAAACATAATTTAAATATACATCAATACTGGGATTGCTTTTCACCTTATGTCGATGTAAATAGAAGAAATAGATTAGCAAACATGAGAGCAGAACTTATAGATTATAAAGGTGTTAAAAGAAAAGGCACATACATGTTTACAATAGACTGGGCATGGGAAAATAAAGCAGCAATGTTAGATACTAACTTTAGTGAAGACCCAGAACATAAATGTGCTCACATGTTTAGAATGGATGACGGAAACTTTTTTGCATATCCAAACAATAGAACTATTTGGTATGATGATGCATACATGGATAAAAGATTAACAGAAAATCCAGGATATAAGATAGACCAGAATTTTTATACAGTAGAGAATACTAGAGAGGAAGATACGACAACTGACGATTCATACATGACCCAGTTTGAACGACCTTAGTGAAGTTATTTTTTGACCACGTTACAGGAAAATTAACTCATCATGATTTAATATATTCTTTAGCTTTAGCTAAGTTTGAAGAAAAAGAATACTGCCAAGCATTTGAACAAGGATGGATTCCTTTATCTTGGTACTATACAAAACTAGATGGATTAACTTGGATTAATGCTAGAAATACAAGGTTACTATTAAGTAAATTTACATTTAGTAAAAAACAAAGAAAGATATTAAGAAAGAAAGATATACGAGTAGAGGTTTATGATAAATTAGATGATGCACTTTTCATTATTATTTCTGACATTTATAAAAAATATATTCAATATAAAAAATTTCATGAAAAAGATTATGAAGAAGAAAGTGAAATATTTGAAAAAGAAGATTATATAGATTGGAAATACTTTATTTATTATTACAAAGACAAACCAGTTGCATTTACAGAATTAAAAGTATTTGGTAGTAAACACGTTCTAACAGGCCAGTTTGCGTGGGATTATCAAAATCCAAAATTAGGAATGGGAACATATGCGACTTTACACGAAATAGACTGGTCTATAAAAAATAAATGTAAGAAATATTATTTGTCTTACGGATATGAAAAGACTAGCGTATACAAATCTAGATTTGATGGTTTTGAATTTTGGAATGGTAGAGGGTGGTTAAAAGATAAAAGTTTATATAAAAAATTATGTGAACATGATACAGATATTACAACACTATCAGAATTAAATACATACCAAAGAAAATATTTTACGATTAAATGAGAAGAAAACAAACTGTAGTTACTAATATTATATCACTGCCAAAGAGAACTACAATAGGTAGGGGTAAAATAGGATTTAGTACAATGAATAAACACAAAAGACGTTCTTATAAAAAATACAGAGGACAAGGAAAGTAATGCCACTATATTCTTTTAAAAATAAAAAAACAGGAAAGATATGGGATGAGATACTATCTTTTAAAGAAAGAGAAAATTTACTAAAAGATAAAAACATAGAACAAGTTATTACTGCTCCTATGTTAGCTTTTATTGAAAGAGTAGAACATAAAGGTCGAGATCAAATGATAGATTCTGCTCGTAATAAAATGAAAGAAAGACAGATAGAAGAACAGGTAGGTATTAGAAAATCTCCTGATTGGTTAATGGAAAGAACAGAGAAACATTTACAAAAGGTAAAGAATGTTAGTTCCTAGTGATAATAAATCAGTAGAGTTAACTGATAAACAAAAAGATTTTTTAGATGCTTTGTTTGGTGAAGCAAATGGAGATCCAAAAATAGCAGGAGAGATTGCAGGATATTCTCATTATACTGTTCCATTAAAAGCATTAAAAGAAGAAATAATAGATAGAGCAGAACAAGTTTTAGCAGCTTTTGCACCTAGAGCAAGTATGCAAGTTATTAATACTATGGGTATAGAAGAGAGTACAACTCCTGGTGCTAATGTAAGACTAGAAGCAGCAAAGCAAGTATTAGATAGAATAGGATTAGTTAAAAAGGAAAAGATAGATGTTAACGCAAAAGTCGCCCACGGAATCTTCATCCTCCCCCCTAAGAATAACTAGAAGAAGAGTATCTAGAATTATTCCTTTTGGTTACGAGGTATCAGAAGAAAACGAAAAACTATTAATAGAAGTTCCTGAAGAAATGGAATTAATTAATAAAGCAAAAAAGTTTATTGAAAATAATTGTAGTTACAGAGAAACTGCAGAATGGGTATCACATCATTCAGGTAAAAAAATTACAGGAATGGGATTAAGAGAAGTATTAAAAAGGAAAATTAATAAAGGGTGGTAGCAGAACCTAAACCTAAAAATACTGGTAGAAGAAGAGTTGGTGATTTAAATAAAACACTAACTGTAAAAGAAAAGAAAGCTAAAAAATCTGCACAAGAAAAATTAGCAGATAAGAAAAAAGAATTAGTAAAAGCACAAAAAAATTATTGGGCTACTAAAAATAGTTTAAAAGAAATAGATAAAGTTTTTACTGGAGAGAAGAATCTTATTGAAGAAGATAAGATAGAAGAAACAACTCCTAGTATTAGAAATGCTATTAAAGAAAAAGAATGGAAGTTTCCTTCAGGTGCTAGAATAGAATTTGGATATGCAGAAAATTTAACAGATGTTTTAAGATACCAAGGACAATCTTATACATGGATTGGTATTGATGAATTACCACAATATCCAACACAAGACATCTATAACTTCTTACGTTCATCACTTAGAAGTGTAGATCCAGAGATTCCAGTGTTTATGAGAGCAACAGGCAATCCAGGTAATGTTGGATCACAGTGGGTAAAAGAAATGTTTGTTGACCCCTCTACACCTAATACTAAATTTGATATTGACATTCAGACACCTAATGGTATAAAAAAAATATCAAGAAGATTTATTCCTGCTAAGTTGCAAGATAATCCCTATTTGATGCAAACAGATGATTATTATGCAATGTTAGCCTCACTACCAGAAGTACAAAGAAAACAATTTCTAGATGGAAACTGGGAAGCATTTGAAGATTCATCTTTTCCAGAGTTTAATAAAGAACTACATGTGGTAAAGGCTTTTGACATACCTAGAAACTGGATGAAGTTTAGAGCAGCAGACTGGGGATATAGTTCACCTGCTTGTTGTTTGTGGATAGCAATAGACTTTGATAATAATTTATTTGTTTACAGAGAATTATATACACAAAAAGTTACAGCAGATTTATTTGCTAGAAAAGTTTTAGAAGCAGA